AAATATCTTTTCAAGAACTTAGAGATAAAAGAAATAATTTATTAACAAAATCAGACTGGACAGTTTTACCAGATTCACCAATAGCTGACAAAACAGCGTGGCAGACATATAGACAAGAGCTAAGAGATATAACAAGTGGATTGACAACAATCGAAGATATAAAAGCTGTTACATGGCCAACTAAACCAGGAGCGTAATAAATGCTCGGTTTTAATGCCATATCTGCTCTTCCGATATCGAGCACAGTATTTGATCCTAACGTTACAGTTAACGTAACAGGAAGTCCTTTAACACTATCTATAGGAGCAGCATCAACACTAGCAGGAGCTCTTGTTAATGTAACAGGAAATCCTTTAACAGCAGCTACAGGAAACGTAGTAATTAATGCTGCAGCTAATGTAACTGTTGCAGGAAGTGGTTTAACTCTTGCTGCAGGAAGTGTAGTAATTAATGCAGCTGCTAATGCGGTTGTAACTGGAAACCAATTGACGTTGAACACAGGAAGTGTTACATTGATCGGTAAAGCAAATGTAACGCCAGATGCAACACCTTTGACTATAACTGTTAAGGATGCAACGGCAATAACATGGAGTGAAATAGATCCAAATACTAATAGTGTTTGGGTAGAAATAGACCCGATTTAATATGGCATCAACATTTTCAACAAATTCAAAATTAGAGATTATTACAACTGGTGAAAAAGCTGGTCTTTGGGGTAATATAACAAATACTAATCTACAGATATTAGAGCAACTTGCTACAGGTTATCTATCTCTAAGTGTGGCCTCTGCCGATGTAACACTGGCCTTGGACAACGGAGCAACCTCTAACGGTAAAAACATATACTATAAATTAACAGGTACACTAGCTGCTAACAGAACTGTGACGATGCCTAGTGGTGCAGAAAGATATTTTATAATAGAAGATGCAACAAATAGAACTACAAGTAATTTTACATTAACAGTAAAGACAGCATCATCTTCTAATCCTGTAACAATTGCACCAGGATCTATTGTTAGTTTAATATCTGATGGAACAGATACAACAGAATCTATTTTACAAAAAGGATATTATACAGTTAACTCTTCGTCTGTAACTGCATACACTGCAGTAAAAAATGATCAGATAATTGCAATAACAAATACTAACCCTATAACAATTACATTACCAGCTTCTGCGGCTACAGGAGACGAAGTAACAATCATAGATGGTGGTAACTTTTTTGCATCTAACAATCTTACAGTAAATAGAAATAGTCACAAAATAAATGCGGGAACTTCTAATTTAGTTTTAAATGTTAACGGTCAAGCAGTAACACTTCTCTATGTTAACGTAACTGTTGGCTGGGTATTGAAGTCAACTAACCAATAGGAGCAAAAATTATGGCTCTCATTGATTTCAAATTTAAACCTGGAATCGACAAACAAGATACCACTGTCGGTGCAGAATCGCGTTGGGTGGATTCTGATAACGTTAGATTTAGATACGGCTTACCAGAAAAAGTTGGTGGCTGGTCTTCTTTAGTATCAGACACAATAGTTGGTGCAGTTAGAAAACAACATTCTTTTGTTGATTTAGATGGTAACAGATACGTTGCACTAGGTTCGGATAAATTCTTACTTATATATTTTGAAGGACAACTTCATGATGTTACACCAGTAAAAGCTACGATTAGTTCTGTTGTTATGTCTGCTCAAGATGCAACACAAGAAGTATCTTTAACATTTTCTTCAGCACATAATTTAGAATCAGGTGATATTATTTTATTAGATAATGTAACAGTTCCAACTGGTATTGGTCTAACTGATGCTGCTTTTGAAGATAAATTATTTCAAGTAACAAGAGTAACATCATCTTTGATTGCTATCGTAACAGGATCACAGACCACAACCGGTGCAGCGGGTGGCGGATCTTGTAGTGTTATACCATATGAAAAAATTGGTCCTGCAGCTCAGTCTTATGGATATGGTTTTGGTATTGGTAACTTTGGAGGCACAGTATCTGGAGTTGCAACAACAACTTTAAACGGTGCTCTTAACGCAGACACTGCTGGTACAGGAGGATCTGGTACAGCAATAACTTTAACATCTGTTACAGGTTTTCCAACAAGTGGTGGGACAATAGCAGTTGGTAATGAATTGATAACTTATACAGGAGTAAGTTCTAACGATTTAACTGGTATCACCAGAGGTACAAATGGTACAGCAACGATTGGTACATCAAATGGACAAGCACACAGCAGTGGTGCAACAGTTACGAACGCTACAAACTTTTCTGGATTTGGTAGTGCAGTAAATGCATCTACTGTAGTTCTAGAACCGGGCCTCTGGAGCCTAGATAATTTTGGACAAGTTCTTATAGCAACTATTGCAAACGGTAAAACATTTACATGGAACGCTGGAGCTGCAACACCTTTATCAAACAGAGCATCAACTACAACATCTGGTTTTGCAACAGGAAATAATCCTACAGCATCAAGGGTCACATTAATATCACCAACAACTAGACACTTAATACATCTTGGAACAGAGACAACTATTGGTGACACAACTACACAAGATGATATGTTTATTAGATTTTCTGATCAAGAAGGTATTAATGTTTATGCACCGTCGGCTACAAACACAGCAGGGACACAAAGATTACAAGACGGCACTAAAATAGTAGGAGCTCTAAAAGCAAAAGAAGTTATCTTGATATGGACTGATAATGCTTTGTATACTATGAAATTTATAGGTTCTCCTTTTACATTTAGCTTTGAACAAGTTGGAACAAACTGTGGTTTGATAGGTAAGAACGCTGTCGTTGAAATAGACGGAGCTGCTTTTTGGTTAAGTCAAAAAGGTTTCTTTTTATTTGATGGTACAGTAAAATCTTTGCCTTGTACTGTAGAAGATTTTGTATTTAATAATTTTGATACTACAAAAGGACAACAAGTTTCAGCAGGACTAAATAATCTATTTACTGAAGTTACTTGGTATTATCCTTCAGCTACATCTTCTTTTAACGACAAGTATGTAGTGTTTAATTATGGTGAATCTTCAGGTGTGCCTGGTGGAGTTTGGTACACAGGAACAGAAGCAAGAACTAGTTGGATGGATGCAACTATATACCCTAATCCATACGCTACTAAATACAGCAGCACGGCTGATGGAACATTTCCAGATGTCATAGGTCAAGACGGTTTAGGACAAACAAAATATTTTGAACATGAGGTAGGAACAGATCAAGTAAACGAAGATGGATCTACTACAATAGTTTCTTCTTTTATAAAATCGTTTGATATAGATTTAGAACAAAGAAGAAAAAATGCATCAGGACAATCTGTAGGAAACACATTAGCAGGTGAATTATTTTTAGCAGTTAGAAGGTTTGTTCCAGATTTTAAAGATTTACAAGGTAATTCAAAAGTAAGTTTAGCTGTAAAAAGATATCCACAACAATCAGATACCACTACAACGTTGAGTCCTTTTACAGTTGACTCTACAACAGATAAAAAAGACACCAGAGCTAGAGGTCGTTTTGTAAATGTAAAAATAGAAAATGATGCAGCTAGTGAAAAGTGGAGATTTGGAACTTTAAGATTAGATATACAACCAGATGGGAGACGTTAATGCCAAAGATTAGTGTAAGAATACCAGAACCAAAAGAAGAGTATGATTTTTCTAACCAAAAACAAATAAATAGAACTTTGTCTTTGGTTGTTGAACAATTAAATTCTACATATTTAAGTGAAACAAAACAGGAGCAAGAGAGATTCTCTTGGTTTATAAGTGGCTAATATATATAAAAATGAATTAGTAGATTTAACTACTACAGATAATACTACTGTATATACAACACCGTCTGATTCGAGAGCTATAATTAAAAGTATTATAGTATCAGAAGACGCTGGGTCAGGATCTACAATAACTTTCACTATAACAAATGCTGCATCCGCAGTGTTTAGTTTATTTAAAGACAAAACTATAGCCTCAAAAGCAACAACTGAGCTGTTAACTCACCCTTTAATTTTAGAAGAAAATGAGGTATTAAAGGCACAAGCAGCCGATGCAAATGAATTACACGTAATTGCATCTATATTGGAGATAAATAGAGACTAATGCCATTCATAGAAACAAAAGCTAAAAAAGAAATGAAAGTAATAAATGGTAAACCAACTGTGGTTATTACACCAGAGTGTGAGATTACCTTAAAAAATTTAAAAACGGGTCAAGAATATATGTCAGATGCAGAAGCAGATGCAGATGTAGATAACCCTGGAACAGACACTAAAAGAGAAGATATCTCTAGAAGTGTAAAATTAACAGTAGAGTCTTTACCACTTGGAGGAGACTCAAAAATATAATAGAATGGTACGATGGCAATAACTAGAGCACAACAGGTAAGACAGATGTTAGAAGACGGCGGTATGTTGGTATCACCATCTAAAGATGGTAGAAGACCGGGATATAGATCACAAAAAGCTCAAGAACGAAGAACTGGTGGCGCACAAAGAACTGGTAAAAGAGCCTCAAGTCCTAGTCAAAGACCAGGTGCATCTGATAGTAGAAGTGATGAAGTCACCGTAACAAAAAAACAACGAGATCAAGCTAAAGCTAATAGAGCTGCAGCTGTTCAAAGATTAAATACATTTCAAAGACCCGCTAAAAAGTTAACCAGTTTTCCTATTGATGAAGGACCAGATTTTGGTTTTACTACACCAATAACAAAACAAAGAACTTTTAAAAATCTGTTAGAGTTAGACAAAAAAGATCCAACAAAATTTATGTTTGATGATGAAACAGATGATGACACTTTAACTGAAGAGTTAAAACAAAAATTAAAAGCTGACAGAGGTTTATTAAGTTTAAACAAACTACAAAAAATGGGATTACCAGAAGTCGATAGTCCGAGCGCGTTGGCAAATACTATTTTAAATGCAACTTTACCTTTTAGAAATTATACTTTGGATAAAAACATTGATTATTTTAAAGGTGTTAAAAAAAGAGCTAAAAATCCAGGTCAAGCGTTTTACGATTTATCTGAAGAAGGTTACTCAAATTACATGAAAGATAGACTAGCAGGTAAAATAGATGCTGCTGGTAATTTAAAAGCTGGTTTTATGAGAGATGCATCAGGTAATATTATGTCTACTGGTAATGATGGTAGAGATGACAGTGTTATTATACCGACAACAACTACCCCAGTAGATGTTGGAGAAACCGCATCTGAAGAAGATCCTTTTGGTATTCCGTATAGATTTTTTGCTGATGGTGGTATGCCAAAAGATGCACCTGTAGGTGGGATCATGGATATTGAATCAGGAAGACAAATGTACTTCTTAGGTAAGCTAGTTAAAAAAGCAACAAGAGCCGTAAAGAAAATTGTAAAATCACCAATAGGTAAAGCAGCTTTACTTGGTGGCGCACTATATTTTGGTGGAGCGGGAAAAGGTTTAGGTTCTTTTTTTGGTAAAGGTAGTTTTAATCCGCTAAGAACAATTTCTACAGTTACTGGTTTAAAGGGACCGAGAGAAAGAGCAGGATTAAGTGGTCTAGGTAAATTATTAAGTAAGTTTGGTTTAGCAGATTTTAAAGGAGGACTTACAGGCAAAGGTATGTTAGCTTTAGGTGGACTAGGTTTAACAGCATTACCTTTCTTAACAGGTCAAGAAGAGGAAGAAGATCAAATGATCTTAGACCGTGGACCAGGGCTCAATATGCGTCAGATAAGAGAAGATGCCATACTAAATCCAGGAGCTGTTTATGCTAATGCATTTAGATTATATGGTAACAGTGGAGGTCGTGCTGCTTTTGACCAAGGTGGAGAAGCTGGGGGTGTTATAAGTGAAAAAGAAATGAAAAAACTAGCTAAGAGTCCTTTATACAAAGGTTTTAAAAAAATGTATAAGATAGACCCTTCTATGGCAAAAGAAAATCCTGCTTACGACGAAAAGTTTAGTGCTTTTGAAAAATTATTTAAAAAAGGATTTCAAAAAGGTGGTGATGTGGAACCAGTAGCAAAAGAGACAATGCCGTTATTAAAAATGGGCGGTAAAGAGATGGACCTAAGAGACGATGGTGGATTTGTACCAATAGGTAGAATGGAAAGAGCTGACGATGTGCCTGCCAGATTATCAAAGAATGAGTTTGTATTTACAGCAGATGCTGTTAGAAACGCTGGTGGAGGCGATATAGACAAAGGTGCTGAAGTTATGTATAATACCATGAAAAACCTCGAAGCCGGGGGTGAGGTATCAGAAGAAACGCAAGGCTTAGATGGCGCTAGAAACATGTTTCAAACAGCTAAAAGATTAGAGGAAGTTTTATAATGTCAACAACAACTACTAGAAATTTACCCGCACAGTTTGTTGAAGATCTAGGTAAAGATCTAGCAACACAGATCACGGCCCAATCGGGTGTACCCGTAGTAACAACAGGTATAGCTGGATTAGGTAAAGCACCAACAAAACAATCTTTTGAGACACAAGCACAATTTGATGCAAGAAAAGGGTTATTTGACGCCCAAAGACAAGCGGCACTAAGATTTGAACAACGACAACAAGCGTTAAGTGGTTTAGCACCACAAGTAGCAGGACAAGATGCTTTACAAAGAAGAGCACAAACTTTAGCAACACAAGGTATAGGTTCTTTTCAACCAGCATTAAGAGAAGCACAAGCAGCATCAGCCGCAGCAATATCACCACAGATTGCACAACAATTTATGTCACCGTATCAACAACAAGTTATTGATGCGTCATTAGCTGAATTTGATAGAAACCAAGCTGTACAAGAACAACGGATCAGGGACTCAGCAGTTGCATCAGGAGCTTTTGGTGGCGGTAGAGAAGGTGTTGCATTAGGAGAATTTCAAACAGGTTCTGCAAGAGAAAGAGCAGCTTTACAAGCAGGATTATTACAACAAGGGTTTGGTCAAGCACAAGCGTTAGCTGCACAAAGATTTAATCAACAACAAGGTTTAGCTCAACTACTACCTTCATTACAAAGACAAGACGTTTCAACTTTAGGTTCATTGGGCGCATTGAACCAAGCTCAACAACAGGCACAACTAGATGCACAAAGAGAAGCTACAAGACAAGCAACATTCCTACCACAAGAACAGTTAGATAGATTTGCAGGTCAGGTAACTGGTATCATGGGTGGATATCCTGCACAATTTCAAACAACTAACCAACCAAATCCTACACCGTTACAAAGTGCATTAGGTGCAGCAGCAACAGGTATAGGTATATACTCGGCACTTAAATAATGAATAGAATATTAAAAAGACCAATGTTTAGAATGGGCGGTGCAGCAGAAGGCATCACTTCTGGATTAGATAGACAAAACTATAAAAACGGTGGAGACTCACAAATCAAAGCTGACGCTCAAAGAATATTTAATTTATCACAAGAGTTGGCAAAAGAAAACGAATTAGAAAGAGGAAGAGGAATGCCTGGTTCTTTAGCATCTTTTTTAATACCTTTTGGATTAAATTTAGCCTCTGCTACACCAAGAGGAAATATTATTGCAACAGCAGCAGAGTCTGCAAAGGATCCTTTTAACAGATTTCAAGCTGCTAGATTTGCAGAAGAACAAGATGAAAGAAGAAGAATGAGAGATGCCTTAGATACAGCTGTATCTAGTGCAGTAGATTTAGAAAGAGAAAGAATTGAAGCTGGACCAACAGGAACAGCCGGTAGAGATCCTTATAAATTTGAAGTAGAATTAACTAAATTAGAACAATACATAACACAAAATAATGAACTTAAACAAAGAAACGAACTTCTTACAGAAAAGTTACAAGGTATAGGAACAAGTCCTGCAGATGAAACAACTCCTCAAAGTGAGATAGATAAAGATAAAAAAATAATTCAGGATGAAATTGATAGTAATAATAGAATGATTAGCACTAACGAAAGATTATTACAAAAAATAGAAGGTAGAAATGATCTTAGCCTTGACGAAGCAAGAGCCATAATTGAAGCGTATGGTGTAGATTCACCTGAATATGCAGAATATAAAAAAACTGGTAAAATACCAGTGGCTCAAAAAGATGGTGGTAGAATAGAAAAAAATATGGGAGGATCTATAACAGGGGGCGCTGAGAACGTTGACGAAGTAGAAGAATTATCATTTACAGAATTACGAGCTAGACTACCTAATGAAATATCTAATGATATTGTTAGATTACTATCAAATAGTAAACAAGCTTTGTTAAGTTTTGCAAATATACAGACACAAGAAGACGTAAATCAATTTAATCAACAATATAACGTAAACTTGACATTACCATCGGAGGCTTAACATGGAGCCTTTTAAAAAAAAGGATAGAGAAGTTGACTCTGATTCATTAAAAAATGTAATTAAAGAGCAATTAAATAGAAGAAAAAAACCAGTAAAATTTACCTGGGAGGGTTTAAAAAATCTTAGTTTATTTTTTGAAACAAACCCCTTTGATAAATTAAAAGTAGAAAGATTTAAAGAATTAACAGAGGGATCAAAAGCAAAAGAAAAAGATTATGTAGACTTTTTTGAAGATGTTGAAAGAGGTTTATATGGTGGTGTTCAAGATTTAGGATACGCTGTAGGAGATCTTTTAACTTCAGGAATAGATATAGCAGCAGACACAGAATTAACAGAAAAATTAACTGAGGCCTATGAACAAAATAAAGTAAAGGATACAGAAACTTTATTAGGTGCCACTACAAAAGTTTTAACACAATACGGTGTTCCAGGAAGTGCTGTTGCAAAAGTAGCTAATAGAATAAAAGTATTAAAAAAAGCAAAAAATGCCAAAACAAAAACTCAAAAATTTTTAAATGGAGCTAGAAGAATTGGTTACATGTCTACAGTTTTTGGTGCAACAGATTTTATTGCATCTGAACCAGGTAGAGAAACTATTGGGGTAAAACAAGAAAAAACAGAGGGCCTTACAGGTGATGATTTAGCCCTTGCTAGATTAAGAAATAGAATTAGATACGGAGCAGAGGGAGCTTTGATAGGAGGTGGTTTTTCTTTATTAGGAAAACCTGCTGCAATAGGTTTTAAATACGGTTTATTTAAGCCTGGTGCTAAGATTGCTGGACTTGGGTTGAAGGCAGTTGATAAAGCAGTGGTAACACCTGTAACATATCTTGCAGCCAAAGCAACACCAGCGCCTGTAGGTAAAGCTTTAAGATCGTCAAGTAAATTTGTAATCGATAAATCTTTATCAACTCTTTTAACATTAAATCCTAGAAAACAATTACCTGAGTTTGATAAATGGAGATTGTTTTCTGAGACTAGTAAAGATCCTTTGGAAAGAAAATTAAGAAGATTGGACAATTTTTTGTCTTATTTTAGGTCTCTTGGTAAACAAACAGGATTAGGTTATCAAATAACATCGGATGCAAAAAGAAGAATAAAAGCACAATCAAGAACAATAGAAAAATATTTAGAATCTATTGAAAAAAAATCTTACGATTTAGCAAAAAGTTTTGAAGGTCAATATAATACCGCTACGACGTCACCTGCTAGTCAAGATTATTATTTAGACCAAGTTCTTTCTTTTTTAAAAGGTCAAACAAAATTATCTGCGTTGCCAAAAGAGTTACAATCCACGGCACAATCATTAAACAAAGAGTTATTTAACATTAAAAAAGTTTTTGGAGATTTATTACCAGATGGTGATTTAAAAAAATATATTACTAATAATTTAAAAACTTACATGCGTCAGTCTTTTTCAATATTTACAAATCCTGCCTACCAACCAGATAAAAAAGTTAGATCAGATGCTGTAGATTACATTATGAAAAATGTAATAGGATTAACTCCAGGCAAAGGGGGAAATAAAGACATAAGAGAAGCTGCTATTAAAACTTTAAAAACACCTAACATGACAAATAAAGAAGCAATACAAGAAATGGCTGAAAATATGGTAGATGATATTTTAAGAGCAGGTAAACAAGATGGAGTAGATCCTTTAACTATAATTAGAAACATAGGAAAAAAAGAATTAAGGTTAGACAGATTAATTAAAACTGGAGAAGAACTTCCGACTGCTATTAAAAAGTTATTAGGAGAAGAAAATAATTTAAGAGCATCTGTTTTAGTGACTTCATCAAACGCGATAACTCAAGCCACAAATAAAATGGCCATGGATAAATTAGCTGAAATAGGAGTAAAACAAGGTTTTTTATTTAAAAGCAAAGAAGCTGCAACAGCAAGAAGGTTTTTAGGAACACAAAAAATAGGAGCCATGAAAAGTTTAGGTCTATTAAAAAGTGACATGGAAAAACTGTACGCAACTCCTGAACTTGTTCAAGCTTTTAGAGGAACCTCTGTTGGTTTGGATAGATGGATACAATCTGGATTTTATAGAAATTTATTACAATTAAAAGTAGCAGCTCAGTATGGTAAAACTGTACTATCACCGGTGACACAAGTTAGAAACGTAAGTTCTGCTAGTTTATTTCCTTTAGCAAGTGGACATATAGGAGGAAGAGCATCTGTGTCTGAGTCGTTAAAAATGGTTATAGATGATATTTTTGGTGCAGGAAAAGTCATAGACGAAGATAAGTTTATAAAAAATTTAGAAAGAAAAATAGAGTTAGGAGTTATAGATGAAAACATTGTTGCATCAGAATTAAGCGCAGTATTAAATGAAATCAAAAATACAAGAGGTGTAACTAGTTTAGATAAATTAATTAGAAAACTTTCGGACGGAAAATTTACATTTAGTGACCCAGCTTTACAAGGTTTAGCCACAGGAGCCAGCAAGTTTGGTAGAAACGCAGCAAGAGTATATGCAGGGGGTGATAACTTATGGAAATGGTATGGACATGAATATGTAAAATCACAATTAAAAGGATTATTTAAAAATACAAACGACGTTTCAAAATGGTATAAAGAGGTGGTTGGTAGAGAGTTTATTAAAAAAAATACTTTTACTGGAAAAGTAAAAAATTTAGATGAAGCAACAGAGGAAGCAGCAGCCTGGTATATTAGAAATACTTATCCAACTTACAGTAAAGTTCCAAAAGCAATTCAAGATTTAAGAAAACTACCTTTTGGTAACTTCGTATCATTCCCTGCAGAGATGATAAGAACAACTTATAATATACTAAGCATAGGAGCAAAAGAGGCCACTTCAGACAATCCTTATTTAAGACAAATGGGATACAGAAGATTACTAGGAGCGTATACTGTATTAGGTGGAGCTTCAAAAGGAGCTTTAGCTTTAGCTAGTGGTATTACAGGAGTGACGACTGAACAACTAGAAGCATATAAAAGAAGTCTATCTGCGCCTTGGAACTCTAGATCAACTTTACTACCAATAAACAAGTGGAAAGATGGTGTTGGAAAAGCAATTAACTTTTCATATTTTAGTCCTTATGATGTTGTAACATCACCTATTGAGGGTTTATTTAAAACAATACAAGAAGGTAAATTAAAACAACAAGATGCAGAGGTTGCAGTATTTAATGGATTTTTTGGAGAGGGAGGTTTTGTAAGAACATTATTAAATCCTTTCTATAGTCAGCCTATCGCGTATGAAAGATTTACCGACGTGCTACCTACGATTATAGGTGCTAGAGGTGGTAGAACTAAAACAGGTTCATTGGTTTATTCTGAAACAGATTCAGGAGAAGAAAAAGTTTTAAAAAGTTTAGTTCACGTAATTAGAGGTGTAGAACCTGGTTTTGTAACAACTGGAGACAAACTCATTCAAGGTGTTCAAGAAGACGTATCTAAAGGTGGAGTTCCTATAAGTTTACAGGATGAATTATTAGCGTTGTTTTCAGGTATTAGAATAATAAACGTAGACGCTCCAAGATCAATGCAATTTAAAGTTACAGAATACAATAAAAATAAAAGAGCTGTTACAACAACTGAAAAATTTTTTAGTTTAAGAAATTTTAGACAAAGAGGACCAGAAGCTTTAGCAGAGGAGTTTAGACAAATACAAGAAGAAAATTTAAAAGTAAACAGAAACTTTCATATAATTTTAAAGGATGCTGAAACCATGGGAGTGCCAAAAAATGTTTTAAGAAAAGTTTTAAAACAAAGAGGTATATCTTCAAAAGATAGTGGAAAATTACTAAGAGGTATAAACATACCATACAAAGGTTATGATGGTCGTATGAAAAAAAGAGTTAAAGAAGCGAGAAAATTAGCAAAAGAAAGAGGAGAAAGTATTAATCCTAATTATTTTTATCCTAGAAGAAAATTTTTAGATATAGTTAGAGAATACAATAGAAAAAAATTAATACCTGAAATTAAAACTGAAGATAGAACAGGCACTGAAATAAACACTGGAATAATTGACTCTATTAGAGATTTTATAGGTGATAGATTTAATAGAGATCAAACTTCTAGAATTCAAACACCAGCTTTACCAAACACACCTACACCAAGAGTGCAAACAGCTGCAAATATAAACCCAATTACAGGGTTGACACGTACCCAACAAGCATTACTATCACCAGAAGAGCAAGTTATTGCTAGGAAAACATAATGGCATTAGAACCTAAAAATACTAGAGAACATATTTTATCTTTATATGGACACATATCAGGTGTTAAAAAAAATTTAAAACATGTGCACGAAGACGTAGAAAAGTTGGGTGGTAAGATAGATCAGATCTATTGGGTTCTTTTGACTGTCGCGGGAACTGCAGTCGTTTTTGTGTTGGAAAGGATGTTTGGATGAAACTTACACGTAACTTTAGCCTATCAGAATTAATTAAATCAGATACAGCTATTAGACTTGGCATTGATAATAATCCAAACGCAGACCAGATAGAAAAATTAAAACTACTGTGTGAAAATATTTTGCAGCCAGTGCGTGACCACTTTGGCAGGGTTACAGTGACGAGCTGCTTTCGTTCTCCTGAGCTGTGTGTAAAAATAGGTAGCAGTTTAAATTCACAACATACCAAAGCTGAGGCGGTCGACTTCGAATGTCTAGGCACAAGCAATGCTGAGGTGTTTGATTGGATTAAATCAAATTTAGATTGGGATCAAATGATCCTCGAATTTTTTACTCCAGGCGAACCTAACTCAGGGTGGATTCACTGTTCTTGGGTAGCCGATAGTCCTCGTAAACAATTATTAAGAGCATACAAAGAAGACGGTAAAACTAAATACAAACCTGTTATTGGTAACGCTGTAGATTTAGTTTAGATCCAATCTTTCAATTCTTCACCCATGACTTCGGATGCAATATTTATTTTATTTCTTAGAGCCTCAACAATCTTTTCGTCAACAGTGCCCTCAGAAATTAAGTCAACATAAGTTACTTTTTCTTTTTGTCCTATTCTGTGTGCTCTATCTTCTGACTGTAATCTTTTTTCAAGATCATAACTATTAGAATAATAGATAACAGTATTAGCTTGTGTAAGTGTGATACCATATCCACCTGTTTGTGGTGTGCCTACTAAAAATCTACATTTAGGATCGTTTTGAAACTTACGAATATTATCTTGTCTTTCTTCTTGAGAAGTTAAACCATAATAGTGAACATAAGAATCTTCTCCATACTCTTTGATTATTCTTTGTATAATCTCACCTACACTTAATTGATAATTGGCCCAAATGATTGCTTTGCCCTCTGTTTCATCTAAAACATTTATTAGCTCGTTAAGTCTGTTGCTGTTTACAGCTTGTGATGTACCATCGTCAGCTGTAAAGTGACCACAAGTTATTTGATGTAGTCTCATAAGTTGAGTTAACACAGTCATGGTGGTTGTAACTTTACCATTCAACACAGCCATAGCTGCCTTTTTCATTTGCTCAT